CAGTGTGGTTAACGGGGTTTCGCCCACCTTCACACGGCTTACGGGTATCTCGTAGTATCCCACACCGACAAACAGGCAGAGCTCCACGCGCTGCTCCCGTGGCGCGGCGAAGTACCGGCGACCGGGAGTAGCGAAATCCGGATAGCGTTGTGGCACCCGGCCGAAAATCTCTGTTCGGATCGAGTTCAGCTTTACCTTGTTGCCCTTCGCGCTCGCCTCGTCCAGCCCTTCGCCTGTACGGCCGCTGCCGGCAGATGATTGGGTCGGCAACTTTGGCATAAGCGCTGCGAGAGCGGCTTTTGCACCGAAGATCAGCGCGAAGGTGATCGAGAAAGGGTCTGTGCCTTTCGGTTCCCTGTAGATCTCCACGTAGTCGCGCGGCGTGATCTCCACGTCGCCCCACTGGTTCGGAAGGTGGTGCATACCGTTTACGTGAACGCTGATCGGCAGGGACTGAAGATCGCGATCAGCGCTGATCCCGTGGCTGTACAGCCATTCTAAAACCGTGGTTTTGCCGGTTAACTGGTACTGCTCTTTGGCGGCATCCGGGAAGCGGCTTGCGAAGACTTCGATCATTCTGTGCGATCCGTGTGGAAGGTTACTCGACCATGACCTCTCAGCCACTCGCAAAGCCTAACACGCCGGGCGCTTTTTTCAGGATTGATTTCGAGGATGAACAGTTCGCCGTCGAAGTCGAGCACCACGGCAACGTGCGTGCAGATCTCGCCGATCATTACAGCCGCGATGGCCCCGTGCTCCGGATCGCAGGATCGCAGCTTGGCGGACTCATCCCGATATGCCCGGGTGAACATCTTCGGTTTGTCGTTTCGCAGATCGCCATACGACGGCAATTCAGAAAGCCCCAAGTGCTTAGCGCGAACCTCCCGTACAAGACCCCAACAATCGTACTCGACGGGCCCCCGCCCGCCGTCCACGTATACCGCTTCCGTCAGGTAGTGATTCACCCAGTTCATGTCAGGTACCTCAATCCAGGCGCATAGTCCGCAGTCAGGTACCGCCGCGGCCAAGCGGTGCCGATCACGTTGAAGTACCCGCACTGCAGCTGGGCGATAATCCCGCGAAGCTCACCGCCGAGGATCGTCAAGCGATACGGTCGCTCCTGCGGCGCGCTCTTGTTACTGGACAGGTAAGTCCTATAAATGACCGTGGCGCGGGCGTTTGCAGCGATGGAGGCGTCTACGTAACGCGATACCTCACCAGTCGTGTTGTCCACGGCGAAGGCTAGGGACTGGTTCCCCTTGTTGTCCTTCTTCGGTAGCGTGATCGACATGTTGACGCCGCGGAAGGTAAGCGTTCGGTTATCCTCCGTGACGCAAACCTGATCGCGGAAGCCTGTGGAGAGAAGGATCGGCTCCGGCCAAGCGTCGCTGGTTACTTCCAGCGTGCGGATGATCACATCGTCTCCGCCGCTGGCGTTCACTTCTTCGAGGATCGACATTAGCCGAACTCCACCTGGACTGTCACTGTCCCAGTGTTGGCGGTATGCACGAACGCTCCGACCACGAACGCGGAAGAAGCGATACTCCGTACGCCGACGTTAATGTCCGGCCATGTTGTGCCCCCGAACTGGGTCGAGGTCTTGATATCACGCGGTTGTGGGGTTCGCCACATGGTATGCGGCGTAGACGCTGAAGCTTGCGCCCCCGCTGTCGCGCCGTTAAATGTCACCGTAGTCTTGAACCGGTTGTAATACCGAACCGCATCATGCAACAGCTCAAGGCCCCAGGATGAGATATTATCTACGGCAATGCTCGCGCCTACTGAACCTGGGATGACCGCCGGCACCTGGCTATCGGCCACGATCCCCTCCATGGCTATTTGCGATCCGGTTGTTTCGATGGTCCCATCTCGCACGATGCCGCGCATGTTGGTGGCAAGATTCAAAATCCCCCTGTCGCAGTTGGTGATTCGCAACTGGGAAATCCGCCAGTCGCGGGCGCCTGATTCTATGACCACGGCAGTACTTGCCGCGCCATCTGCCGCCGTGCCCTGCAGGCTCTGGAAGTTGACGGACTCATAAATGCCGCCACGGTTCGTTGCACCGATGACCAGGGCGTGCCCTGCGACTGGGCTTGAGTCGATGCCGTCGATGATGCCGAACTGGGCTCCCGCATTGTCCAAGATCCCCGGTCCGATGGCGTTGGCGGTTACCGGAGTGGTCAACCTGCGCAAAGAAACCTGCGGGAAGGAGAACCGGCAAGTCCCGGCAGCGCTACCGGTCGCGAAGGGAATCTCCAGATGAGGCTTATAGACGCCGCCCCAAGCATATGTGTTCTGCTGGATGCTCAGCGCGGCGATTGACCCGAAGGCTGAACCGGAAATAAGTCCGGCGCCCCAAGAGCCTGTGAGAATAGCGGTGTCGCACTGGAATCTTGTAAATGGCGCAACATATAGCGAGCGGCCATACAGGGCGCCATTCAAGTTCATATAGCCGGCTTTGCAGGCCGTCTCGATGCGCACCGAATGGATCTCTTCACCAGGGAACAACAGCGACGTGCGCGGGGTTGTCGGGATGGTGGAATTGTCCAGCCAACCGCAATAGTTTGTGGTCAGATGCCAGATCGGGATATCAGCCGGACCCTTAAACACGAAGTGCTCATACAGACAATCGATGACGTTGATCTGCTTGAAGTCATACGGCGACGGCGTGCCGCGCGGATCACCCATAAGGCCGTAGTCATCGACGCCGTCTACGCGGAAACTGAACACTAGCGCAGGGTTGTATTGCGTCAATGCGCCGATTCCGTTTATGCGCCAGATCTGAAGCCAGCCAATGCCGAATCGGTGGGAATGGATGCGCATTCCGTATTGCATGTCGGCTGCGGATGTTGGTAGCACTGTCTGGAATTCCGCATTTCCGTCGAGTGCTATACCATGAATGCCGCCGTCCATGGTGTATCCGGCGTTGCTGCCACTGGTCCATGCGGCCCAGGTATCGAAGTCTTCGCTGACTAAGATCGAGCAGTTTGCGGCTGCGTTCAATTTTATGTAGCAGCGCCCAGGAATCCCCTCAAGGAAGGCGCCGCCTTTCCATACCAAGGGATCGGTGGTGATGTAAACCTTGTCTGCCAGCCAGATCGGTCCCGGCACGGTCTTGCGATAGTTCAAGCAAGCCTGAATCGCCGCCCAGTCGATAGACTGGCTTAGGGAGGTAATAGGGACACCCGGATAAGCCGCCTGAGCTGCCGCCACGGAGGCGAACCGTTCGGATAGCGGGTGGTAAGTCCCATCCCCGATAGCTCCGGCCTTTTCAGTGGTAACTAAGTCGTCTAGGTCTTCCGCGACCGTGGTCGCTACCGCCCCAGGAAATGGGGCGATATTGCCTACCGCGGCAGCACCGCTTGGCGCGGCCAGTTCCTGGCGAAGAACCGCATCGCCCACGGCTACTAAGTTCAACGCATCAGTGGCCCACGTACCCGTGGTGGTGAAAGGGACTACTCCGGGTTTCGCACGGTAGAATTCCCCCATCCGCTCAATCAGCTGGGTCTCGCGCTCTACCAAAATACCGGCGGCGTAGGGGATAGAAGGAAGCTCATATCCCATGTTCCCCAGTTGGGCCTGGAACGCGGTATCCCGGGCCGCTTCGGCGTCTGCATAATCGGACTCCATGCCGGTCCAAGATTTACGAGGTACGCCTAGTCGGTCTGGGTAGGAATTAGCGGCCCCTGTAACCAAGAGGTCTATGTTTTCCGCGTTGGCCCGAAGGTCTCTCGGGTCGTTAGACCCTGGAGGATTAGTAGTCCCAGTCGCCATTTTATGCCCCTTCCGGCCAATAGTATGTTGCCGCCAAGTCTACATCGCTGGCGTAAGTATCAAAAGCGCCGTAGTACAACGGCCATTCGCGGTTCATAGCGTAGTCGAATATATCGGCTTCGAGCACATAGCCAGGCAGCAGCTCCGCCCAGCCCGGATCGAGCATCGGTTCGAATTCGATCTCGCAAAGCGCGTTGTACTCCCAGTGGAAGCGGCCTAGGAGCTGCTGCCCCTTGGGCGATTCGGTGAATCGAACCTTAACGTTCTCGAAGCCCATCGGGGTTAGCAGCGTGGCCGTCCACCAGCCGGACTTCGCTACCTGCGTAGCCCACGCTACGAACAGCCGTGCCTGCTCTTGGGTAAATCGCCAAGTCAGTTGCGGCATTACCGGGATGTCTTCGAACTCGAGGCGCTGCATGGCGCGCCCGACGTCCATCTCGGTACGGCGGATCTGGTTCACGCGTTCTAACGCGTAGTTTGACCGCTGCGGCAGCGGCAGTCCCGCCGGGTAAGCCGGAATCATTGGCCCACCCCTTGAATGCCTGTTTTGCGGTTCAGCGCTTCCATGACGTCATCGTCCGAATAGAGCTTGGCGATCCACACATCGATGACCTCTTGGATTCCGTCTTCGTCCAAGCGCGTCCGGGTTTGGCCGGCCTTCGAAGCGTCTTCGATCAAGTTTACCGTAGTGCTGCCCTTATTGCTCGGTACGCCGTTCGCCACGCTGTCGAGGGTCTTATCGAGCTTGGCGCTGGTCTCCGCGGTGGTAACGCGTTCGCCTTTCTGGAGAAGCCACGTGCCGGTCTCGGGAACGGAGTCGATGCCGTCATGCGCCATACCGGCGAGCGCACTGGAAGCTACGCCAGCGACAAGAGGGGCAGCGAAGGCCGCAGCGCTCGCAGCTGCGCCGGGTGCCAGGATGGGGCCGACGATTGGGATAGCTGCGGTAGAGGCGAACGCCGCCAAAGACGCCTGGAATGCGGTCGCTTGGGCGTTCGCGATTAGCGCGGTCGCCGCGCTGGCTTGAGTAGTCTTGCCGGCTAACAGGGTTACCGCCTGATACACCAGCCACTGCGCCGCCATCTGCACCAAAGCGCCGACGATCGAGGTCACCATCTGCTTACCGAGGTTCTCGAAAGCTTCGCCTACCGAGGCGGTGCCATCGAGAATCGACATGAAGCTATCAGCTAGTCCCGTGGACAGAGTATCGAGGGTGCCGGTTACGAATTCTGCCGCCTGAGCGCTGTAGTTCGTAGCTTCTTCGGCCCAGTTCGCCCACCCTTCAGAGGCGCCGTTGAAGAAGCTCTTCTGCGCCTCGTCTATTTGGTTGTAGTAGTCCTGCTGCATCACCAAGCGGGCAGCGAGGTTCTCTTCCAGGATGTCGGTTTCCTGTTGGTAGAGATCCTGGCTGATCTGCCCGGTATTCAACTGTTTATTAAGCCGATCGACTTCCGCTTGGTAGTCCTTGCGGATCTGCAGGTCTTCTTTCAGCCGTTCGCGGGCCTTGTCACCCATGCCGAGGCCTGTAAGTGACGAGTTCAACCCGTCTTGCGCTTGGCTAAGCTTAGAAGCTTGATTTTCCCGGAACGCAGCAAGCTTCTGCTCGTCTTCGTACGCAGTCTTGCGAGCCGCAATTTCCTGTTCTAGAGCTACGTTCCGTTTCAACTGGGCGCGCAGTAGCTCTTCACTCGAAAGCAAAGCTTTCTGATCTGCAGTCCGCACATCCTTGGTTTTGATGTCGGCGATCTGCTGCTCGAATTCTGCGAGCGCCTTAGCCTGCGCTCCGAGAGTTTTGTATTTGCCGGTCTGATCATCGATAGAGTCCGACTGCACCTGCAAAGCCGCGTTCTGCTGTCGCAGCGTGTCTAACATCCGCTGGCCGGCGTCTTCCCGGTACTGCGGCCCCTTCGGCGTCTTAGGGTCTTTGTACTTGGCTTCGATGGCCGCGATATCTTTAGCTTGCTGCTTGGCCGAAATAAGCAAATTCTTGTCGCCACTTACGCGCGCTTGAGTAACCCGTCGCTCGACCAGTTCGCGGTATTTGGCGATCTCTTCTTCGCGCTTCTGCGCTTTGCTCTGCGTCGTTTCGCGCAGCTTGTCGAGCTGAACTTGGTCGGCAACCGATTGCTGCTGTTGCTGTTGCGCGAAGCCCTTCGCCGCGGCTCGCCTATCCTCTTCAGCTTTCTGGACAAGGAGCTGGGTTTGCTGACCGCGGATAGCTTCTTCGCGGAAACTGTCAGAAGGTGTCAGGTTGCCAAACCCGTCCGCCTGGCTCAACCGACGTGCGTTAGCGATGTCGTTTAGCTGCTTGTCCAGTGCGGCCAATTGCTGCCCGAGGGTTTCTTCGCGCCCAACGTTAAGGGCGGCGTCCCACGCGCCTTTAGCGGCGCTCGCTACGGCTTCCCATGCTGACTCGATAAAGCCCAAATTCTGTTTAACATCGCCAGCCCGCTTAATCAGAGCGTCCGAGTAGGTTTCGTTCGCGAGACGAGCAGCTTCGGCCACGTTGCCTTGGTCCTGTAAAGCCTTGATCTGCTCGTAGATCGAAGCCGTGAGGAAGTTCATGGATTGGTTTAGCTTCAAGATTTCCGCTGTAGGGTCTTTAGCGATCTTCTCGAAGTTTTTGACGGTTTCTTCCGCCGCTTGCCCTACCGCCGAATCGAAGGCGATAGCCGCGGTAGCGAGCTTCTGGAACTCTTCTCGAGGAATGCGAGTAGATCCTGCGAGCTGCGCCAATACCGAAGAGGCTTTCCCTACAGTGCCGGAGGTCTCGGCCATCTGGCGAGCCATGTCGGCCAGTTGTCCGGTCGTAGTACCCGCAGTATTCCCTGTTAGCGCTAGTGCGGTACTAAACGCGGTTGCCTCGTCACTGCCTTGCTTGTATGCCAAAGCCAAAGCGGCAACTGCGGCAGCAGCTACCGTGAGAGGGTTGATCAACCCAACGATGTATCCGCCTAGGGCTTTAGCTGCGGGGCCCGCGCCGCCGAACATGTCCTTAAGCTGGCCGCCTTGCTGCAGGAATACGGTTAGCGGATTCTGACCGGCCTGCAGTGATACGGCGATGTCGGTGAACTGCGCCGGGACACCGCGCAATGCGGCCGCCGTTTGCTTGGCCGTCATGCCCGTTTTGGAAAGCGCGATATCCGCTTGACCTAACGCAGCCCGGGCAGCGTCGATCTGCCCCTTGTAGACTTTGTAATCCGATTCGTCCAGGCGATTGGCTTTGCGGTGGGCAGCGAGTTGCTGCTCCATTTTGTCCAGTCGGGAATACGCGGCGACGGTAGGGTCGATTTGCCCAATCAAGCGATCGAGGGCGTCGCCTTGG